TACGTTGCCCATACGACAACGGCGCACATGTCCCCACGTGTTGCCACCGTCACGGCTCACTTCCAACAGCATCTCCGGCTGTATGGAATAGTCGCTCCACGTTCCTACATTGCACTCGACGGCGAGCTCGTGGAAGATAAACGGCCTCTCCTCGTTGACAATCAGCGCTCCTTGTCTGTGACGAATCATTGGAAGGCGCTGGTCGTGAGAGCCATAGTCCTCATACCAGTACTCATCGCTGTGCTTGTACTCGCAACCGTCATTACAGTACGCGAAGAATTGTCCCTTGAACCAAATCATGGCACATGGACGCCACCGCGTCTCGTCGCCACTTGCCTGGACACGTGACACTCTCTGGTGCCACTGCTTAGTCTCGGTGTCGTACACCCACGTCTCTTGAAGATTGGACAACTGAAGCACGTAGAAATTGTGACTACCTTGTGCGTAGGCAAATGCGTACGCAGAGTCTCCGGTTTCCTGGAGCAATTTTTCGTCCAACCAATCTTCGCTTATCTTGGAGTAAGTCTGTCCGGACACCATGAGCACTCCCTTAGCGTAAGACTCACCGGAGCCGAGGTAGTACAGATTGGAGCCACAGATGGCGATGCTGTTCGGCGCCTGTAGACCGTTTGACGCGTTGGTCGTATAGCTCTGACGTTGCCAAGTGGAATCCTCGCCACTGCCACGTTGCCAGATTTCAATGGTCTTGTAGCCAAACAGGTACAAGTTAGGACCGATGGACTCAATAGCCCTTACGTTGTCCGAACTGGACTCAGCGTTGAAATACTGCTGGACACCGTACGAATCATAGAACATCCAGTCAAAAGCGTCGACCGTATCGGTCATTATCTTGTACGGATTGTCCGGGTCATAGATGGGCTCACGCTTGCCGTCCACCATGTGAGTCTGGAACACTTCACGCGTATCGGAGTTGATGGGATACGGCACACTGTAATACACGAACCCGCTTGTACGGTCGTTAATACAGACCGATCCTCCCACGACACAGACATGCGTGGGATTAATTTGTCCGCCATCGCCGGTGACTCGGTCCGGAAGCGTGATACGGCGGAGTTCGCCACCATCAATGAGGTTGTACGCCCACAGGTTTGAACCGTCGGCGACGAGAAGGTACGGGTTGATACCTCCAGACTCTGCGAAATTCACGCGAGACGTGCCGGTGGCAACCGTGCCAATCTGCTCGACATTTCCGACCCAGTCAATACGGTACAGCGCGTTGCCGAACACAACGAACGCGTTCTCTTGCTGGTTATCCTGAGCTAGACCTACTGACGACACATACGCGCCACGGCAACGTCCTTCGCCAATCTTACGGGTAAACTCAAGCCCCGGCAATGAAGCAAGGTACTGGTTCTCGTTGTTGATGTCGAGGAACATGTTACAGCTCCACGACGTACCCATAGTCGCCGGGTGCCGGCCTTTGTTGGTACCTGGTGTAATTAGGTAATTGCTTACTTTAGTTGTAGACATACAGCCTCCTACATCCAGGAGCCGTTGTAACCGTTAAAGTACGGGTCTCTCCAGTCAGTGCCGAGACGAGTGTTCTGCAACATACGCTGTGTAGCGTTGTTGCGCTTAATCATCGTCTTTGCCGCGAGGAAATCAGCATTGAGCTCCTTCTTCTTCTCCTCACTGAGTTCGAAGAAATTGGCAAGACGTACACACAGACCGGCCATGAGAACCTCGTTGTAGAGGTCGGACAGATAGATGGTCTCGTCAAGCTTGTATGTAGGAATCTTGGAGTTGTACCAGATTCGCACGGAGTTGCGCGGTGCGCCGTCCAGCCGAAGAATTCCGACTACGCGGTTGTTCGGCACATGGTCATCCGGAGTCGTTTCAAGTTCCGTACCGTATGTCCACGTCATCGCTGTGGAGTACGGATTCTTCCATGACATCTGCACGAGGTTATTGTTGTTCAAAACAACATAACGGTCGCCTACTCGTCTGGCAACCGACTCAATCTTCTCCGGCGGTTCCATGTCGATCGTGTTCTCGGCAACCTCGCCTTCCTGGAGCTTTCTGAAATAGATTGTGCTGGCGTTCGGGCCGTCAACCCACTTCTGGGTCATAGCCAGGTATCCCTCGTTATTGAGCTGGGTGATTAGCCTATTCAATTCGTTGACGCCAACTACCGGGAGGTTGTCGTCGGAATAGTCACCGACGCTCTCGCCAAGACCGGCCATGTTGATGGACTCGTACGCCCGTTGGATTAACTGGTTGACTGCAATCATGCAAAACCTCTCTTATTCACGCTGAAAGTAGGTCTACCTCAGTAGGTAGTACCCTGGGTTGGCATCGTGCAAGACCTTGTCAACACGAGGACGGAACAGCAGCTCGTACAAGTCCGGACCTTGCGCCTCGTCAGCGTAGACGTTCACGTCCGGCAATGCCCTCGGCCTCTCGTTCAGACGCAGAACAAGCGTTGGCGTTGTCTTGCCCTCGACCGGCTTGTTATTCTTGAAGCGCTGTAGTAACTGTACGGCACTGCCTGGAATGTTCCCTGACTCTATGTTGCGCTGTATGTCCTTCCGGAACGCAGCGGCGATGTTGTTGTAGTTAGTCAGGTCATGTCGTGCCTCCGCACGAGCCTTACCGCCAATTATGTTAGCGTCAAGGAAGCCCTTCTGGGGCTGTATCTTGCCAGCCCAGTGACGAGCGAGCGAATCCACGCCGTAGAAATCGCGCTTGGAATCCTCGCTCATGTTGCGTCCTACACGTGAGTACCATTCCGGACTCCTCACGTCTGATTTCCAGCCGTTCTTCTGCCACTGCGGACGGTTGTCCACCGGTTCCTCGACGATAGCGACCGGTTCCGGCTCGGTAGCCACCATGGCTTCCTTCTCGGCCTTCTTCGCTTCCTTGAGAGCATTCTTCGCATCGCGCCGTTCCTGAGACTGTATGATTTTGTCCCAGTCCTGGACTGGAGATGATTCAAGTTCCATGTAACGACGCATTACCTCACGGTCGTTAGCGTCCATGTTGTCAATGTTGCCTTTGTATAGTGTACCGAGGAAATCGGGTTTCTTTGCTGACTTGTGCAGATCATCAAAATATGCTCGCACATCCTTGATAGACGCCGACTGAAGCTTTCCTTCGGTTCCAAGCTTTACGATATCCGTCAAGTTCTGTATACCAGCAACAGCATTGTTGTAGTTCTGCGTTTCTAACGCTTTGTTTAGATAAGCAACTTCATTATCAAGTTCTTTAGCCAGTGCCGGTGATAATGTGACACCATCAAATAGCTGTTGTACGTAATCTTGCATGTCCATGTCGGGTAGACCAAGCATGGTCATGACATCTTTATCCATGTCGGTAGACCGGTACGGAGCAATTGCCGGAACAACGTCGCCGCCTATGCCCTCTCGCATAATGGTGACGGCATCGTTGACGCTCGGCTTCCCAGCCTTGGGATACTTTGTCAACGCGTTGTCAAGGTTTGCAAGACCGCGAGGACCGAAATACTTGCTGACAAACTCGTACGTGTACTTCGGAATCTTGGACATGTTCTTCAGTGCCGGCAATCCGACAACGTCAACAGCACCCGGCATGCCTCCTGCCGCCAATATGGCGCCTGCGCCAACATACGGCACATTCGCAACACCCATGTCAACTATGTCGTTACCGCTTGGCTGTCCGAGGACAACATCGGCCACGCTACCGGCGAGATTGCCCAGACCCTTGTTAAGCCATGAGTTTGGGTCAGTCACCACATTGGGATTGTACTCTACATGCTCAGTCCTTACCGAAGGATCTACTGGCCCGATGGACGTAGGCGCCAGTATCTGCTTGTTGAACCGAACCCTCTCGCGGTCATATGCTTGCTTCGCCTCTTCCAGGATACGTTCATACTCGTCTTGAATCTCTTTCGCCTTGCGCTGTTCGTTGTCCATAAGACCTCCACGCTGAAAGTAGGCGTACAAAGCAAAAACGGCTGGCCTATAGGCCAACCGTCTTTGAATGTTACTGCACTTCGCTTAGGCTTCGATATAGAGAACCACAGCGTTACGCGGTTCGTACAGAGAAGCCGCATAGCTGGAGTCGATACGAACAAGTTTGTTCAAATTCGTACCGTCGCCAAAGATGCGCATCTTCACAGACGAGCCACCCACTGTAGCGACCATTTCGTCCTGAGAGCCAGGGAGCACGTCGAACTGGTAGGTGTCATAGGCAAGAGCATCCTCAGCGCGAACTTCGCCGATGACGTACGTCTTGGACGTGCCGAGAGCGTAAGAAGCGGTGAGAGTGGAGGTGCCAGTGGCAACCCAAGCGTTCGGGTTGTTGGACTTCTCGCCATCGAGAGCGATACGGAGCGGGGAGATTGTGCCCGACGTACCAGCAGCGTTGGCAGAAAGCACGATGATCTGCACCGGCACTTCGGTCTGGATGCCCGAGGTGTCAACCATCTTCAGGCCAGCAACGTTGAACACAGCACCAGCGAACAGGTTCGTACCGGTGATGGTGTCGATCTCGTCAAAGCCGACGGAAGCATCAACTTCAGCGTTGGAGAGAGTGATGGTAGCAGTAGCAGCAGAAGCCGGAGTCGTGATGGTCGGAAGGTCCGGAGATTCCACCCAGCCGGCAGTAGCGTACTTACCGATTGCATTTTCGCCGTAAATCTTGTTGAAGGTAGCGTCGTCCGTAATGAACTTAGACGCAATAGCCTTGGACGAGATTTCAGCCTCAACATCCGGGTCAAGGAAGCCGACGAGCTTGCTAGAGAGAGCGAGCTTGCGGAGCTTCGCCGTAGCCTTGCTCAACATGCCATAGTCGGCACCGTCGAGAGGAGTAGAGGTCTTCGGAGCGATAACAGCGGCGAGAGCCTTGAAGATTTCGTTCTTGACGATTTTCTTTTCCTGTTCACGAGCGAGAGTAGTTGCCCAAGGACCGGCAATCTCGTCCTGGAACTTCTCAATGTCGCCGAGCCTCTGCCAAGCGCCGAGTTCGCAAGACACGTTGTCGTTGTCAAGGAACACCTGGGTTTCGACTTCAGTGATGTCGGACGGGTCGCACACGACTCCGTTGACCACCTTGGGCTTGCCAGGAATGTAAAGTGAGTAAGAACGGCCATACTTCTTGCCGGAAAATTCGCCCTGTGTCATTTTGCTCACAGAAGCCTTAGTGAAGACACGAGCGTCTGCCACGTTAGCGGCAACGAGCTGCACCTTCTTGTTGTTGGTAAAGGAGTTGGAAACGTTAGCGCCAACTTGTCCGTAAACTGCCATAATTTTTCCTCCGCCACGCTGTTCAAGCGTTTTCAACATGCGTGACAAATTTTGACCCGTCGTGGGTCGGTGAAACTTGTTTTGATTGCCCCGTGCGTTCGGTGCTGTAATCACGCATGTCTGGTTGAGCCACCAGTCGGCGGATGGAAAAAGGACTAGCTAGGTTCTTCGCCCATCTAGTCCGATAGTAGGGAATTCGTATTTTACGTTACTTGTGCTTGCGTACAAAGTCGATCAGACTTGCGTCGTCCTTCCACATGCTCGGTGCAGTGGACGGTGCGGAACCGGCGCCAGGCTTGCCGAGACTCGGCATCTTCTGCGTAGGTGCCGGCTGTTCCGGCTCCTTCGCACGGCTTGCCAGTTCCTTGGCAAGGTCGTGGCACTCTATGATGGCCGTCATCGGGTTGCCGGCTCTGCTCATGATCCTCACGAAGGACTCCTTGCTGGCCAGCATCTCGTTGAGCACCGTCGGGCCTTCCGGTGACGAGAAGATAAAGTCACGCACTGCCGGCGCCTCGTCCAACAGCTCGGCGAGACCGTTGGCGACACCCTTCTGGACGCGCTTCTCGAATTCCGGATACTGGTCACCGAAAGTCTGCTTGGCATTATTGGAGAAATAGTCGGCGACTTCTCTCTGCTGGGTTGCCAACTCTTCCGCCTTCTTGGCCGCCTCGGCCTCCTCTTCGGCCTTCTTGGCACGCTCTGCTTCATGCGCTGCCAGCGCCTCGTCAACACCAAGCTTTGTTAGGTACTTGACGTACGCGTCATCACCGCCCTTGCCGATGGGGAAATCCTCGCGAGTCTTGATAGGCTCCGGCTCCGGCTTAGGTTGTATGGACTGCTTGAACTCGTCAAACTGCTTCTGGAACGTGTTCTTGATGTCGTCAAGACTGGACTCGTACTTGGCCTTCTGCTTGGCCAGTTGCCTCTGGAAGGCATGCTCCGCCTTCTGCTCCTTGGTGAGCTTGCTCAGGTCCGGCTTCGGTTCCTTCTTCGGAGCCTCTTCCTCGGTAGGAGTCTCTTCCGGCTTGTCCTCATCTTCAGCCGGTGCCGGCTCATCGTGAGTCTCTTCCGGTACAGTCTCCTCGGTCGGAGTATCTTCCGTCTCTGTCTCTACAGTTTCGGCTGGTGTCTCTTCTGGCTGTGTCTCTTCAACAACAGGTGCCTCAGCCGGAGCAGTCTGTTCATCGGTCTTCATTGAGTCAATTAAATCGGAAGCGTAACTCATGTGTTTCTCCGTTCATTATCTGATTCTATCTCGTATGCAGTTCCCGTACGGTGGCCATAGATATCCGTAGCGATGACGGCGCCATCCAGGGAAACGTCCTCGTGCTGGCGCTTCAGCGTGTTCGCGGCCATAATCTGGTCTCGTATGTTACTTCGCGCCGTCTTCTTCAAGTAAACTATTATCTCTTTAGGTTGTCTGTCCAGGTTGACTTTGTCCATGTACCTCAGCACTGTCAGCAACACTGTGCTCTGGAAATCCTCGTCATGCGCGAACGTACGCCAAAGCTGTCCGGCGAGTATTGCCTCGCTTATTGCCCACTGTGCGATGTTGTACGCAAACAGTCCGAGCTGGTCGTCCAACGGACGAGTTATCGTACCGTTGCGCCTGAGTATCAACGCCTCCTTCATGGCGCTGGCATACTCTACGTTCTTTAGGATTTCCAACTGCATATGACCTAAATTACTCCACAATCAACAAAGTCGGAACTATCCCATCAGCGTGTTAGCCCAGCGCCTTCTCTGAGCCATGTCTGTGTGTCTTACAGTGACCATCTGCGGGTCGTCCAGTTCGTACCGGCGGAGACATGTCAGTGCCAGCGCGTCAGCAATGTCAGGAGACATCTTCAAGGCGGCACGGAGGTCTTCCTTCTTTGTCAGCAATAGCTTACCTTGGTTGTTGTGCAACCAACCGATAGCGCACAGTTGACGCTTGATTTCCGGCGTCAGTTCAAATCCTTCCACTGATAGACCGTGGCGAATATGCCATGCTAGGTTAAAGTACATCTCGGCACGAACGTTTGCGTACTTGCCCTTGTCAAGCGCGGCACGCGCAAAGTTGACCTGTTCGCAAGGGATCTCGTACTTCAACACATTAAACTCGTAGTCGCTAAATGCGGCGTCCATATTCAGCTCGTCTATCTTCATTCGCTTATTGCTCTCACGTATGCAACGCACTGTCTCCTCGTGGTCAATGTTGTTAAGTTTCCATGACTCGATAATCATGTTGCCCTTTCGTTTCACGAACGCTGTAGCGTCACGTTCAACACCCTCGCCACAGTCAAGACCGGCAACGACGCGCTCGTCAGTTGTAGGAGCCGGGTTCATGGGGAATTCGTTTAGATGTATGATTGCAGATCCACCGAGGTCTGTAAGCAACTCTCCGAGGATTTCCGAACGATACGATGCATCGTCCTGGATGTTGGAGACGATGAGTTGGAATTGCTCATCAGTAATGAACGTGTTGTCCTTGGTAGTGGCACGGATGATCTCCCAGTCACAAGCTGGGTCACTGAACATGATGTTCCATAGACTGCCCGGACGTGGAGTAGTTGCGCCTATGATGCGAGGGTGCTCGACTTCCGGACCACGCATGCACGGGCCGACAATTGCGAACAAGTCCATAGGTGCAAGGAACATTTCATCGGCGAGGACGAGAGACACGTTTGAATAACCACGCAGAGACTCTACCGCATCGTACGAGCCGAAGACCACCATGTGGTTGGAGAACTCCATCTGCATGGGCGCTTCGCGGAATGTTATCTTGTCGTAGATCCCCCAGGCTTGCGCCATCTGCTTAATCTCTGCATACAAGGTATCGTGCGTAGTCTGGTACCGTTGACCCATTGCGATGACGTTCTTGCCACTCAGCAACGTCAGCAACACTATCGCAGCTGATACGAAACTCTTGCCGGCTCCACGACCACAAAGGAGCAAGGATTTCTTGGCCTTACTCCTCATCAACTGTATCTGATGTGGCAAAAGTTTTAGGTCAACTTTCATTATTCCACGCCGGAAATCGTCACTTCAAGTTTTGAATCAACCTTGTTGTCTGACTTTACGTCAACGCGCTGTACAGATTCTTCACTGCTAGCGAAATCCAGTCCAACGAGCCTTGCCGCCTTTTCGACTACGGCGATACCTTCGGCATCCATGTTCTTGAGCGCCTTGGCGAAATACTTTTCAATGCCCTCGTCAATAGCGGTCTCCAACAGTTTTGCTCTCATCTGCTTACGCATTTGCTTGGCCTTTGCAGCCAGTGCAGAAGCCTCCTTCGCTGTCATTGGAGTGAACTTTTTGAGGTTAGCCTCGCGTTTCAACATTCCGGGGCTTTTCTCGGGTTGCTTCACGGTATCAGCCATGTGTCCTCCTCTCCAAACGTGCCCTCACCAGCTCCGTAAGTATTGCCCGTAATAGGCCAGTCACGTTGCCCTGACCGAGTGGCCCGTAGAGCTTCTGAATCTCTTCCTCTGGCGTGACAATGGGCGGCAACGGAGTCGGCTCGTCCTTAGCATTGTACACGTACAGAGGAGCCGGATTCTTCATGGCCTCCTCCTCGAACATCCGCTCGTATTCAGCCTCAGTGCAACCGGTGTCCTCTACAACTTTGTCTGTACGCTTACGTTTGGCCATATATGTTTCCTCATTAACCGAAAGTAGGGCTCAGCCCAGTCTTGCAAAATCTTC